TCTTCTTCGTTGAACATATGATTAACGAAATCTCCAGACAGAGGACCAATTTCAGCCAACTTCATGAAGCGCCGAACAGTACCTTCTGCTAATAATGTTTTTTTAGACATGTCTTTCTCCTTGACTAAATTACAGATGCTGGGCATCTTTTGGTTTACTGGTTGTTATAATTAGTATCTTCTTCTTTAAAACGATTTTTTTCTAATTTCTTTAATGCTTCTTTTTCTATCTGTGTTACGCGTACGTAAGAGATACCTAACCGCTTGCCTACTTCTTTCAAAGTCATATAGCCATTCTTCTTAATTGCTATTTGAGTACAATTTAAATCATTATTATGTTCTATCCATAATCTACACTGTCGCTCTTCACAAGAATTGTTTTCTTTATAACACTCCTCTGCACATAATCTCATAAATCACCATTTTCCCTTTCGATCATATCGAATATATCTTCAATGTCGCCTTGGTTTAACCCAAAACGATTAATAATGTCTTGTTCTTTTTTGCGAATTTCATTGGCCTTCTTTAATCTAAATTTTCTCGCCAACATGCTGCTTTCCTTAATCTTATTTATAAAAGGCATCAACGTAGGATCTTCTAACAAATAACCTTTTATATATTCATTAAAAAACCAGAACTTTGTTATGTCATCAAACTTAAGCTTGATGCGCAAATTCGCATCCAAAGTTCCCAAACTTGGAACGCGGATATATTTTGCGTCTTCTGGTATTATTTTTCTTTTTTTCATGGCGATAAAATATGTGTTTTACTTTCACCAAGTCCAGCGCTGGTTTGACGTATAAATTGTACTTTTGACTGAAATTCTTTTATAGTGCGACATCCAGAATACGACAGTCCAGATTTAATCCCATTGCGCAAATCCTCCAGAATTGTGTGAACCGAGCCTTTGAAGTCAACAAAAGTGCTTACGCCTTCGTTAGAACTATATTTACCGCGCCAATCCATTTGTGCATCTTTACTGGCCATTCCGCGATATTTCTTTTTAACGCCCGCTAAAGTAATTACTTTTTCTCCAGGCGATTCATGTGTTCCACCCAGGAGTGAACCAAGCATAACAAAATCAGCCCCGGCAGCCAAAGCTTTGACAATATCTCCACTAGACCTGATGCCTCCATCAGCAATAATTTTGGTATCCCGGTCGCTTTGAGCACAATCCATAATTGTTTGAAGTCCAGGCAGACCATGCCCAGTTTGAATCCGCGTGGAACAGATAGAACCACCCCCAATATTACACCTAACACTATCTGCCCCCCAGTCCGATAAGTCATTGAAACCTTGGAGAGTCGCAACGTTGCCTGCTATAATATGTATCACATCGCCCAATTCTTTTCTAATAGTTTCAATCGCTTCTTTCATTAAAATATGATGGCCGTGTGCAACATCAATACAAACAACATTGACCCCGGCATCAAACAAATTAACAGCGCGCTTAAGATAATCTCCTGTAACTCCAACCGCAGCTGCAGTGTGAGGACATTTACGAACTAAATTACATTGTTCTTTAATAGTATTGTAACGATGAATAATTCCTAAGCCGCCGGTGTCATGCATTGCAATGCTCATGTTGCTTTCAGTTACTGTATCCATGGGGGACGATATAATAGGCAATTCTAAATAAAGGTGATCGTCTAAGTAATTACCAATATCAATTTCCGCGCGGCTTTTAATGTCTGAATACTGAGGTACAAGAAGTACATCATCATATGTTAAAGCTTCTTTAAACTTCACTTTCACCTGCCTCTTCTACTTCTTCTATTAATTTGTTTAAGTACCACTGTGCTTTTTTTAAATCTTTAAGAGATTGTCCCTTATAGGGATGTCTCTGTACATATTTAATAATATTGCTTTCTGGGTAATCCATTTTCCAAGAACGAATAAATTTATATGGTGAAATAGCCTGCTCGCCCTTCCAATTAATATTATAATGTTTTGGATGATTTACTTGGTCTTCTTTCATATTAGCCTATTTCAGCCCAGCTACCTTCAATTAAATCTATATCATATTCTTCAAGACGTGCCGACAAACTATTCCACTCTTCGGGATAATAATTTTCTGTAGCACTTTCAAACAAAACATATGTTAGATCATATTCGAACCCTTGTAAACCTTGAATGGAGCTTCCTCGTTCATACTCAAAATGCTGAATTTGGTCTGGCTCTAAACCAAACTTTTTTTCGAACACTTCGAAAAAAGGAAGTTCATTGTGTTCTTCTTCCCATATAAGTAACTCATCTAGTATTCCAAATTGTTCTGCTAGGTCATGGTCAAGGGCAAAGCCTTTATTGTTTTGTGGATAAAATTGCATCCTTCTTCCCTTTTCTTTTCAATAACTCTTCTTTAGTTTCTTTTACAAGCTTAAGCGCTCTATTCCAACACTCCGGACAATACAGCCGAACTATTTCCTCTTGTTGTTTTATTACTACATTCCAAGTCATGACTTGTTCTTTATCCATCTTATCAAATGGTCTTTCACAAGTCAAGCATTTATTAGGAAGCTTTCCAAAAAGAGCAACCTTTGTTGCTAATTCCTTTTCAGCTAGCTTTTTAGATTTGTTGGCTTTTGATCTGCGCATTTTTCTACTGAAGCTCACGGTACCCTCAATTTGTTTAATTGACCGCCGGCTATCCAGTTTTGATCACACTTTCCTTTAACGCCGGGAACTGCGCCTGAACCGCTCCATTGCCAGATATCCCATTTATCCCAAAGCGCAGTCTTTCGCGCAGGTTCTACACCACTATTATAACTGGCTAACCATAAAGGATAAGAAGAAAGATCATTCTGTACATCTTTATCAGCTTTCATAATATACAATTGCCATGCCCAACGTGCAGTATATACTAAAGGACGCGTCTTTGTTTCACAGCCAACCTTGTCTAACCACTTTAAACACCAATTAACATTATGGTTATCATCGGTCTTCATTCCTTTTTCTACATCAAGCACTGGAATGAGATCTCCACACTCGACACCCACTTTTTCTAATTGCAATAAAAAGTTATTTGCTTCGCGTTCCCAATCTTTGGGATTATCAGGAGAAGTATCAGGACGTCCAAAGTGATAAGCCCCTACGGTTAATCCTTCCTTTCTCGCATCATCAAACTTTTTTTGAGCGCCAGGATTTTGATGTGTTGTGCCTTCTGTTAATTTGATCCAAACATGTTTTACCCCAGCAGCTGCGACCTTCTTAAAGTCTACGGTTCCATTCCAGCTTGAAAGGTCAATCGCTGGAAATACTTCAATTCCCATTGAATCTAGTGTTTGTGGGCCAGCAATACCATCGACTGTTAAATTATAATCTTCTTGATATTCTTCTACTGATTTCTTAGTACCAGAACCAAAATCACCATCAACCTTTGCTCCTACCTTTAATTGCAATCGAGCAACCTCTTGCCCTTTATTACCCTTTCTTAATGTATATTTAAAACTCATTATCTATCTCCTGTTGAGCCAAAACCACCCTCACCACGCGCTGTGTTGTTGTTTAATTCATCACTGAAAACTTCTTCAACTCCACAATGCATGATAGGGATTAGTACTGCCTGTGCTATTTTATCTCCCGGCTGGAGATACTGCGTACGCATTCCAATGTTGTGAAGATTAACATAAACTTCTCCATCGTAACCCGGGTCAACCACACAGGCTCCTGTAATTAGTTGACGTTTAAACGCAATTCCTGATTTATTTTTGATTTCTAACATATGCCCATATGGCACTTCAACTTTAATACCCGTGGGAATAAGTTTAGAATCTTTTGGACATATAGGAAGACCCTCAATGTCCAGAACTTTTCGTTTTTCCCCATTAGGACAATAAAACAAATCCATGCCGGCGTCGGTTTCATAAGCCCGATAAGGCAATTTAGCATCGGGCCTCAATTTATAAACTCTTAAATTCATCATTGCTCCTTTAGCCCAACAGCTTCCAACTCCCAAGACCACCTCTGGTGGAAAATCCCCACTGGCCTTGATGACTTAATTTAACCATATATGGCCTATTAATATATATTTTATCTTTGTCTGGATCAACTCCCCAACAACGTACATCCGTCATTGCAGAGTTTTTATCTATCGTTTTAACAACGTAATAAGGTCTTCCCTTTACTGTTTTACGTTTGATGATTTCACGTGGGATAAACCATGCAACACCTAAATCTTTATCCCATTCTGAAATTGTTGGAACTTTATAGTATTCCAGACGTTTAATTATATCATCAGACATAACTAAATTAAATGGAAAAACACCTGTTATATCAACTTTTGTTTCAATATACTCATCCCGCGTAAAATCTTCTACATCTTTATGTTCTTCAATCAATGCCTCCAGCTTCTTTTTTGTCTTTGGTCTATTGTCCGCAACAACTGTCCAAAAATGTTTGAGGTTGTTGAATCTCTCATCCATTAAATCGTTTAAGGCTTCTGCTTTAATGAGGACGTTGATTGCTTTCTTA